GCCACTCGTTTGCCACACGTGCCAAGGCGCTGGGTGCTGACCTGGCGAATATTGCAAAGATGCTGGGGCATACGAATACAGTGCAAACGCAAAGGTATGCGAAGGTGATGCCTGAGCAGGTGTTTGCTGATTTGCGAAAGATTGAAATACTTTCAACGAAGAAAGATGATGAAGAAAATGTTGTTAATGATGCTCGCAGGACTGCTGGCGGCAGCCTGTGAGAAGCCTGTCCTCGGCTTAGTGGAGGATGAGAGCGAAATTTCCGAAACGGAGGTGAAATCAAGTAAAAACTTCACTTTCACGGTGAAAGGCGACTTCAACACCGCTACCTTTACGCGCGGCTATCTGACGGCTGACGGAAAAGACATGACCGACCTCTGGGTGTTCGACTATATGGACGGTGTATGTGTGCAGTCAATGCACCAGACAGCGGACGATGCGGACTGGGGTGCACCGAAGATGTCGCTCAGCTATGGCAATCATCACGTTTATTTCGTGGCTTCGCGTGGCGACGGGCCGACGGTGGATGCCGAAGGACATACGATTACTTGGACGGGGCCGAGAGACACCTTTTGGAAAGACTATGAGGTAGAGGTGGTAAGCACATCGAACGGGAACAGGGCCGTAACGCTCGACCGCGTCGTTACAAGACTGAGGTTGACGATTGCCGACAAGGTGCCTGCCGGATGTACTTCGGTAGTTGTCACGCCTGAACGGTGGTACTACGGCTGGGACTACGTGAACGGGGTTGCCGTGGCTGCTCAGAAGACGGAAAGAAAGGTTGCGATACCTGAGTCGTATATCGGAACAGAAGGACAGATGTCTGTGAGTATCTTCGGACTGAGCGGTGCCGACGAGTGGGTGACAAATATAAGCATACAGGCACAGGATGCCGACGGCGGAGTATTAGGCTCGGCTACGATTACGGGCGCACCGTTCAAATCCAACCGCAGCACGGAATACAGCGGCAACCTGTTTGGTAGTTCCGGGGGGCTTGACGTAAGCGTTAATGCAGCGTGGGAAAATCCTAAGACGGGAACGTGGTGACTTGTGCAGAACGAAAAGAAAAGCACCGAGGTTGTCAGCCCTCGGTGCTCTTGCTATCTTGTTCCTGTTGGATTTGTGCATTGATGCCAGCCATGAGTTGCAGTGATTTTTCCACTTCATCTTTCGTGATGGGTGGCTCGTCGTCTTCGTCGTCGTCGTCGAAGAGCATGGGGAATATGTCGGCGACAGTTTTGCCCTTGGGGTCACGCATTGCATAAATGGTAGCGTAAGCACATTCGGCAAGTAGCTGGTGCTTCAGCCAGTCGCGGCGACGATAGCCCCTGATGATGCGGCGAACCTCCCAAAAGCGGATGTCGTAAAGGAACTCACGGCGGGATATTCCTATCTCGCCCACGAGAAGTTGATAAACCTCATGGGCGTTGGTTAGTTTTTTTCCTTTTTGCCCTTTCCTTTCTGTGGTTTGTCGGCTGGCTCGCCCTTGGGGATGCCGTAAAACTTCGCCCAAAGGTTGATGATGGTGCCGAGAGCTGTGCCGAGTTCAAGGGGCGTGGCATCGTTCATCAGGTCTGTATCCTTGATGGGAGCTTCTTCATCTTTGCTCTGGTAGTAGGCCATGACAGCGGCCAGCACAAGGTAGATACTGTGCTTTGTGTCCGGCATACGTGCGGGCTTGGCGTTAATACAGCCGATGGTTTCCTGGATGATGGCGGCAATGTCTTCGCCCGACAAGTCTTTGTAGGCGATTTCTGTTGCGTAGCAGTAGCCCAGAGTGACGGACTTGCCTGCAAGGGTAATTTCTTCTTTGTTCATAGTTCATTTTTTTGTAAAAAAGCGGGAGCGGTGGTTGCCGCCCTCCGCTGGTGAGGATTGTTATTAACACTTAGGGATTGGTGTGTTGTTGTGGGCCGGGAACCAACGGGCCGTAGCCGTTGATGGTGCCGCTGTAGGTGGCCTGCTGAGAGACCTGGCCGGTTGCCTGAACGTTGGTAAACTTACCCTGCCCCGACACAATGATCCTGCCCATCGTGCGGTTCTGTTCGCCGCTGGCGAGGGCAATCTTCCAGTTGATGGTTTCATCGTCTACTTTTGCGAGTATGTCGGCAAAGGTTTTGCCGCCGGTGTCAGTGCCGCTGGCAATGAGCGCGGAGAAATTGATGTCGTAGGTACGGCCCACCACATCGTTTTCGTCCCACACGGCACCCGTGGAGTCGGTGGTGTCCTTAGTCGTGCTGTTCTCGGTCTGGGCTGAGCCGTGCAGACTGAGTTCGGTGCTCATGGCGACCACCTTGTCGCTTGAGTTCTCCGTGATGAATAGTCTGAGATGTTGTCCTTTATCCATAGTCGTAATTTTTTAGAGGGTTATGCCAATGCCCCGCTGCCTGTAAACTGTCGAGTCACCTGGATGGGTGTCCGGTTATTCGCGGATATGGTAAAATCGTTGAGAATGGCCTGTCCCGAACGGGCGAAAGCAGCGTTGTTGGGTGTGCGGTTCTGAGTGCCTGCGGTCGTAGTGGTCTCGTCCCAGCCGACGGTTACTTTCCCGTCGCTAACGAACTGCTGGATGACGGCGATGAGCGAGTCGGCGGTGGCCTCGTAGCTATCTACCTGCACCGACCATGAGCGCGAGGCCATCTGCTCTTGCTCAAAGCTGCCCTCAGAATCCTTATTCTTTGAGCTTTCCATGTTGCCAGATATAGTCACCTGGCAGCTGGAGGCTTCAGGTACGGCTTTGCCTCCGACGAATGCGCGAAAGTTCTGCCCCTTTAATTTGTTAAGTGCCATAGAATTTTACTTTTTGGTGATTGTTATTGTTTGCTCGAAACTGAAGGTGTCCGAGTGGTACTGACATATTGTGCGCGTCCACTTAGTGCCTTCGGGGAGAGAGTCAACCAGTGTCTGGCACTGGCTGTAGATTTCCTCGCGGCTCTTGGCCGTGAGAGTCACGCTGCCCTTGCTGAGCAGTTCTTCTTTGAGTGATGTCTTGATGCCGTTATCCATTGCTTTCGGTGTTTAGGTCAACATCGCACTGATAGCGGAGCACTTGTCCGTAGCCGGGCTTCCATTCGTCGTACACGATAGGTTCTGCCGTGAACTGGTAGCCGCTCACCTGGGTTTCGTGCTCGACGAAATAGGTGTGTACCACCTCGCGCACCTGCTGGGTGAGTGTGTGGAGTGCTTCAAGTGTCGGGGCAGCTGCCTCGATGCCTATCTGCACATGGTCGCAGTCGCTCTCGTAGGTGTCGTCTTTCGTGGTCTGGTCGTTGTTCAGGCCGTCGAATGTGACAATGAGATAGGGAAGGGGCACGTTGTCCGCGTCTTCTTCGGGCATTGGGATGGCCGTGCCGTAGAGACGGGGCTGCTCGCTCCTGTGCTCCTCGCCCTTGCTGACGTAGGTCGTGATGGCTTCCATCAGTTCGGGTGACGACTGTAGGGCCGCGATGAAGATGCTGTCTGTCTGTAGACTCATGCTGTCAGTCGATGTTGATGGTTAATAATTTCGTTGACGACGAACTCCAGCAGACGACCACCGACGTAGCCCTGCAAGTAGGCTGCCTGTTCCGTACCGAGTGCCACGCCGTAGTATTCGGCGACGTGGGCCTGTACGTGGTCGGTCTCGTGGTCGATGGTGTTCAGAAACTCCCGCAAGCTGGTGGCGCGGCCAATACATACGATGCTTTCGCGTCGGCCCATCGAGGTGAGCGTATAGCCCGCGTTCCATCCCTGCAAGTTGCTGACGGCATCATCCACCATCTGCCGCGGGGCACCCAGCGAGCTGAGCATTGCGCCCACTTCGCCGAGGTCTTGCGGCCATACGTCGTAGAGTACGGTCACGTCCCAGTAGCCTTCGATGTCAAGATGCTGTGCTGTCATTCGTCAATTCACTTTAGAGTTGGTTGCGGTTTTCGGCACCGTTGCGCCCGTAGGCATCACGCTGGCCTTTCATGTAGGCTTCGCGCTCCTCGGGAGTCATGTGTTCCATCATGCCTTCCATGCGCTTGTCGCGCATAGCCTGCTCGTAGCCTTCGCGGTAGCCGTTGCGGTAGCCGTTCTCAAACTCACGGCCAACGGACATGGTTCGGTAGTTGCCGCCCGTGCCGCCCGTGCGGAACTGGTAGCGCATCTGTTCGCGCATCTGTTCCTTCAGGTCCTGGCCGTCGTTGGTCATTATGATTGTTCCGCTGTTAGGATCATAAATCATTGCTTTATCTTTTTTTTTATCGCAGTCTCTATGATTATGAATCTTTTTTTCCTCCCTTCGTTGCCGGTGCCGGTGTACCGCCGCTCAGTTTCTCCAGCAGTTCGAGCGTCTTTGCCTGCATGTCCCTCATGCCCTGCAGTTCGCCCTTCGTCGCTGCCAGTTCTGCCTGTAGGCTTTCGATGGTCTCAGCCTGCTTGCGGGTGGCCGCATAGCCGGGGTTGATGATTTCCTTGCACTTCGGGCCGTCCTGCTTCAACTTCTTGTAGTAGGCCACGTTCTGAAGAATCTTGTCGGCTTCGGCCATCTTCTCGTCGATGATGCGCTCAGCCGTCTCACGGTTGCCCGTGTAGATTTCGGGGTCGCGTCCCGCCACTTCGAGGTTGATGGGTAGTCCTGGCACTACTCGGTCTTGTCCTCCGATGTTTACGGTCAAGTCTATCAGTTGAGAGTTCATCGGGTTAGGGGCAGGCCAGTAAGGTGCCGATTTGCCTTTCACTGTGCCGACTGCCACTTGCAGTCCGCCGTTGGTGCTGATAACGTAGAAGTTCGCACCGATTTGGAGTTCTGAAAAATTATTCATAGTCATAGTTCTTTTGATTGTTAATATTCTTGTTTATTAAGTTGTTGCCGGAGCTGGTGTGCTCATCAGCTGGAGGATGCCGTTGTCGAGGTCGTTGAACACTTCCAGCACACCTGTTCCCTGAAGGTCGGCCACCGTCACTGGCTGACCTCCGAAGAAAGTCAACTGGCGGGTGTTGCCGTTCAGCGAAAGCGTAACGGGAAGCGCGGCATCGGTTCCTGCCGGAATAGCCGTACCGATACGGACGTAGATTGTCCCGGTCGGTGCTATGTTGCGGTCGCCCATCGAGAGGTTGACAGCAGCAGTCCCCACGGTGATGTTTGTCACCATGAGATACGGCACGTAACCGTCAACAAACGGCACTTGGTTACAATTACAGTTGCAGCAGTTCATGTCTTGCCTCCTTTCTCGTTTAGAAACCGCCGCGATAGCCGTAGCCGGGATAGCCGTTGAAGCCGGGCCAGTTGCTGTTGGGGGTGTTGTTCACCACCTGAAGATTGGGGTACTGCACGGGAACGGTGTTCGGCATCTTGTCCACAATCTCCTTGACGGTGTTCTGGATGGGAGCCAGCTGGGCGTTCACGTAACCGAGAATCTGTGAGGTCTGTGCGCTGATGTTGTCCTTCGTGCGAAGCTGGCTAATTTCGTCTGCCTGCTTGTCGATGATAGCCTGCATGTCGCGCTCGCGGGCATCACAGAACTCCTTAATCATGGTGGTCTTCAGGTCAGCAATGGCATCCACCTGACGCTGGCCCTGTGCGTTGATGCTGGTGTTCAGAGTGTTGGTCTGCTCGATGGTCTGGATGCGTCCCTCGTAGCCCTGCTGGGTGGTCAGCAAGCGATTGTCGCAGCAGCACTGAGCAAGCTGAGAAGCCAGGTTGCAGTCGCCCTGCTGGAGTGCGTTGATAACGTTCAGGAAGCCCATGCCGTTGGCTGATGCGAGAGCGGCGAGCGTGTTTTGTACGCCCTGGATGGCGGGAAGCACGGTCGAGTAGTTCTGACCCATCGACGAAGCGAGATTCTGGATGGCAGCACGGCTGGCATCGCCCTGTGCCGTGACGGCCTGAAGTGCAAGCTGGGTGTCAACAGCGGGACAGCCACAACCACCGTTGCCACAGTTGCCACGGTTGCCGTAGCCGTTGCCGTTGCCGAAGATGTTGGGGAAGATGCTGGCGATGACAGCGAAGCCGAGAATGTCAGTCAGGCTCGTCTGGCCGTTGTTCCCGAACAAGCCGCCGCCGTTTGCTACTGGGAGGAGCGTTGTACCTCCGTTTTGATTGCCTCCGTTCTGAGGCAGTTGGATAATTTCAGATGCCATAAGCTAATTGAAATTGAAGGGTTAATAAAAGGTTTACTTGCACGGCACTTTGCCGTACAATCTTCGGCTGTTTTCGTGTCTGAGGTTTACTCAAAAAAAAAGAGTGCCAACATTTGACACTCCTTTGGATTTATATATCGTTTTACTCCATCTCAACACCAACTTCATCTACAAGTTGCCTTGCAACACTCACAGCGGTACTGACATGACTACCATTTTTGACAAGTTCCTTAGCTACCTCAAATACTCTTTGATTTTTAGTACTTGGAATATTACTACTTTTAGCTGCATCTAATAACTTATTAAATGTATCATTAGATACAGTCTTAAAGTCAAGTTGGATATTCAGATGTTCTCTGATATGTTCATTACCTTGACTGTCAATGTAAGTAACCCAATCAAATTCACTTCTATCACCACGCTCTTTAATCTCAGAGTCAATTACTTCTACTTCTTCTCCAGTACTTCTAAGAATAAACTTAGGAACAGCAATAGGAGGTAGCATAAATGTTTTATTTTCCATAATTATTACTTTTTTATATTCTTCATTAGTATATTCACTTGTTTCTCTATCCATATCTTCCTCTCCCTTTCTTGTTGCAGAAAAGGAGAGAAGATATAGGATAAGAGTTGCAAACCTAAGTTTTCTATCATTAGCTTTATCTTTGGTTAAAGACAGCCACCGAAACGACTGCTTTTTGTACCTACTTAGGGAACTATGTAACTGTTAATAATTCATACTGCTTATATTGTTGCCAAAGCATTTTTTTGTCAATGAAGCCAGTGATGATTTTTTAAAGCCATCACCTTGAGGAACATCAACAATATTATTTATCAGCGTTAAATCTGTCAATTTATTATACGAGTTAATATATGTTATTCCGTAGTCGCCATTAGTGTTTGTAATAACACAGCCTTTTACAAATAAATGCTGCTGAATTTCGGAATCACTTGCATTAATGCCATCGTGACCATACAATGTACCATAAGTTGTCAACCCATTCTCTGAGTGCATTGTTGCAATCATTTCACAGTCAACAATCTTGATTGTATAGTTCTTTTTCAAACCAAAACCTATACAAGAAAAATGATTGTTTACCAATACACAGTTGTTTATCTCGCAAACAGTATTTTCTGGAGCTGCAAAATCAAGATGGACACAATATGCTTTATGTCTATTATTTGCGCCTGATGACGGGTAATTTTCATCTGTTGAAATAATTGTCAAATTCGCAATATAGACATTCCCGGCTAATTTGAGGCAAGCATTATCAACATAAGGACTTGTTGTATAATGGCCAACATTATTCATAATGATACAGTTATTTTTATCAGTTCCAATAATACTTAAATATCTATTATTTCCAAATCTTCTTGTTGTTTCATTATATTGTGCCATTTCATAAACACCTGGCATGACGAGAATTGTCTTCGGATTTTCTGCGCTATCTCCTGCATTATAGATGGCATCTTGTAAGGAAGTATAATCTCCTCCACCATTGACGTCCACTACAATCAACCTTTGCGAATGAACAACTTTTTTTATTTCTCCATAATAACCAGTGACAGATACAATATTATTCAAGTCATCACTGCTCGTTATTTCTCCACCATCTGTCCTTCTACCAATAATATATAGGTATTTGTAACTTAAATTTGAAGGTTTTACATAGCTTGTCCTCCATTGTTGCAGACTAACCAAAGTTTCGCCTAAGGAATTGTTACCCCAGATGTATATTTGATAACCACTTGCAGCCTCAAAGGATTTTACAAATCTTGCATCAATCATTTGAGCATTTGTAAAACGATTATTAGTGACGTTAATATCTGCATTTAATACATTTCTTACTGCTTTAATACACTTCAAAAAAGAAGTTAAAGTTTCTTGCCCAAGCGAGTTCTTTATATCATCAGTGGCATCATTAGCAATGGTTGAATAGTACTCATCATACACATCCGAACCAAGGTAACTATTTTTTGTTTCTCCTGCTATAAAATTGAAAGTTACCTTTGCCCAGTTAATTGCAATATAGAATCTAATTCCATTATTTACATATTCATATTTTACAATTCCTGTTCTTTCTGGAACATCGTGAATAATTGCATAATAAGTTGGAGCCGATGAACCAGGCTCATAAATTCCAAATCGGATTTGTGTACTTGTCGCACCATCAACTCCGGCTTTCTGAAAAAATAAAATTTTTAAATTAGGTATTTGTGTATCACTTTTGATATATAATTCTATGAGTGCATTTTCAATCTGTACATTGAAATCTTCGTATTCATCAATTGGTCTTGCAAATAATTTGAACTTTCTATGCTTGCCTTGTATAGTATTTTTATAAATGCCGCTACTCTTGACCACGTTCTCACTGCCAGCTGTGGGTTCATCGTCAACACCTACATTATTTACTCTTTCTCCAGTCTTAAATGTAGGGCTTATGTTCCTTGCCTGATAGTTAGTACCATCATAATATATTTCCAATACATCATCAGCAGTCCAACTATTAGTAGAAGAAGCTCTCACTCCTTCATAAAACAAAGGTTTAGCTCCTGTAGAATTGATATTTAGGGTAGCATTATTGACAGTATTGTCATTGGTCATCTTAACTTTTATGTTGCCGCCTTTTGTCAAAGCATAACCTGTTGCGGCTATCGTCTTCGCAGCCGTTGCAGATGCCGTGTCGCAAATGAAGTAGCCTATTTGTGCTTGCAGGTTGGTGATGTCAGCCACCTTTGCATCCACCTTGGCGTCGCGTTCGGTCTCAGCCTCGTCGAAGGCAGTATCACGCGCCGCCTCTGCATTGGTGTAGGCGGTCTGCTGCTGTTGCATCTGGGCATTGAAGTCAATGACGCGCTGTGCTTCTGCCTGCTGGCGTGCCGCCTCTTGCTGTTGGCGGGTGGCTTCGTCGTGGCTCACCTCCTCATTGAGAGAATGGGCTGCTTCCGCCTCCGTCTTGGCGGCATCGCCTTGCGCCTTGGCATAGTTACCTTGCGTCTGTGCATAGTCAGCCTTCTGTTGTGCAAGGTTGGCTTTATCTTCTGCCAGTTGTGCCTTCTCGTTGGCAAGGGTAGCAGCGGCTTGTGCCAGTGCCGCCTTATCATCTGCCAGCTGCGCCTTCTCGTTGGCGAGTGCGGCGGCACCATTGGCAGCATCCGTGGACGCTTCGCTCTTTGTCTTCAGCACGGCAAACTCGTTGACACGCTCCGCTTCGGCATTGACGCGCTGCTGTTCCTGACTGATGCGTTGCTGTTCCTGATTGATGCGCTGTTGCTCGTTCTGTTGGCGTTCCTGCTCGGCAGCGATACGGGTTTCCTCGTTGCTGATGCGCTGCTCCTCGGCTGCAATCCGTGCCTGCTCGTTGGCAATGCGCTGCGCCTCGTTGGCATAGGCAGGCAGAGCGAATTGGATTTCCGGGGCTGTCTCGCCGTTGAAGTCCAACATCACCTGTGCCGGAGCATCGTCAACCTCAATTATGACCGATGCTTGGTTGATGAACTCGTCTTCTACCGACGTGGGGAAATCAGCCACCGTGAAGTGATAGCCGATTTGAAACTTCAAGTCGCCGATGGGCAGGTGATGGTCATCGAACTGCACAAGCAGCTTGGTTGGCTCGCCCTCCACGGGGGTGCAGTGGGTGTAGCTCATACCGTCGTAGTAGGCATAGTAAGCCTTACTGGGTGCGCCAGTCCAAAACTTGATGCAGAAGGGAGTAGTCCAGCCTGCATCCGATTGAAGAGTGAGGATAAAGTCACTCTTGTAATTAATCCTAAATATTGCAATGTCTGCCATATCCGTTGTAGTTATTGTTTACGTTGTAATTTGTCAGCCGCATATAGGGCTTCAGCATGAGGTCGAAGGCGTAGGGCACAACGCTCGCCGACACATTTTCCGTCGGTCCGCGATGTGTGTAAAGGTGCTCAACAAGCATGAGTGTGGCTTGTTTGAAGTCATCCGGCACTTCGCCGTATTCCTCGTAGATGTCTTCAACGGTCCGCCAGCACAGGTTGAGCACGGCATTTTCTGCCGCCGCACCGATACGCTCCAGATAGCGGTCTTCTGCATCGTGACAGAGGCGCGAGTGGTCTTTGATATATTCCAGCGTGAGATATTTCATCTTCTTTTTTATTTATCCTCCGAATAGCCGCCGGAGGTTTACCGACGGGCACAAAGAAGCCCCACGGTGTGCGGGCTGTGACCTCCGCATCCTCACCGTGGGGCCGATTATCAAGAACTATGAACTTGATTTGCGTTCAGGATTACGCCGTTTCCTGCTCTGCCACAATCTTCAGCAGCTTGAAAGCCTTCGGTGCGCTGTTGTCGGCTCCACCGTTAATCTTGTGGCTGAGCTCGGTTGCTGAGAAGTCTGTGTTGAGCGTGAAGACGGTGCTGTTGCGACCAGCCACGGCAGCACTTGTCGAATCAACCGAGAAGCGCACCTCGCCATGCTGCTGCACTGCCAGGTACTCGAAGAAGCCGATACCGATGTAGCGGTCGGAAGCCTTCTTGTACTTGCCATCTCCGTCCAGCTCGCCGTTGATGTGGCCGCTGGTGATGTAGTTGTAACCAGCCAGCTTGCCGTCCTTGATCACAGCGTCGGTGTTGCCCTTGAAGTCGTTGGCGGGGGTGTACTTCAGCTCGGCCTCAGTCACCTTGTCGATGATGATGGTAGGCTCACCCTCGAAGCCTTGGTCTGCAACGTCAGCGACGGCAGCGGCCAGAGCCTTGGCAAAGCCTTCGCCCTTGGTGATGGTGCCAGCGGTAACGAGCGAGAACGGGCCCTTGAAGGCATCGGTCCACTGAGCGTGCGAATAGATACGCTTGGCCAGCAGGATGTTCAGAGCCTTGCGAATCTTCATGGTGACGAAGGTGAAGAGGTCGAAGGCAGCGTTGTCGATGGCCTTGTTCGAGACGGCAACGGCCAGGGCGACGCGCTCCGAGACGGCCTTGATGTTGGTGAAGTTCAGAGCCTGCTCCTCAATCTGAGCGACCTCACCTGCAACGCTGGCCACCACGTCGTCGGCACTGATAGGCCACAGGTTGTCGCCGACAACACCCGTCAGGATGTTCACACCGGCGGGGAGCGTGGTGCCCTCAACCTTCGTGTCCAGCACGTCGTGAATGGTGATGGGGATGGCACCGCTGCTGTAGATGTTGGCGGTGGAGTTCTGGTCGGCACCCGAGGTGACGGGGTTCAGCAGCACGGTGGTAGCGTTGGCACGCTTCTGCTGCACGTCCTTCAGGTACTCGCGCAGCTGCTGGTTCTTGTTCTCGCTTTCGCGGATGCCAGCCACGGTAGCTTCGTCGGCATACATCTTGATGCTGCGCTGGTTGGTTTCAAACTCGCGCTTCATCTGCTCCTCCTGGACTTTCTCCTCGGCGGTCAGTTCGCGCTTTTCCTTCTCGGCCTTGTCGTACATAGCGGCAAAGCTGTCCTGAATCTCGCGGTTGCGAGACATCAGCTTCATAATTTCCTTTTTGTTCATGTCTGCTTAAACGTTTAAGGGGTTATACATAAAAATCTTCTAAGTCTCGGTTCATCAGCGAGAGGCGGTTGCGGCGCATACGCATGACGGCCACTGCCTCACGCTCCTGCTGTTCCTTCGCCTCCAGTGCCTCACGCTCTGCCTTCTCGCGGGCCTCGCGCTCCTCGTCGGTCTTTTCACCTTCGCCCTCGCCCTTCTTGTCGGGGTCGTCGTCGTCGGTGTTCTGCTCACGCTTCAACTGTGCTTCGATGGCCTCGTTGATGCGGTCGCCCTGCTCGCGCACGCCGACGGTGGTCTGCTCGTAGGCGGGGTGGGTCACTACGCTCACGTCGTAGAGGGCGGTGATGCGCTTCACATGGCGCACCCAGATTTCCTTCTTGCCCGTCTCTTCGTCGCGCATACGCTCATAGCTCACGCCGTTCTCGGAGTCTTCATAATCATCCTCGAAGGCGAAGCTCATGCCGTCGATGTCGCCGCGCTTGATCAGCTCCAGCGTGTCGTCGGCGGTGGTGGTGTTAGGCAGGTCGCAGTCGCAGTCCACACCGTCGGCACGGAGTTCGAGCTTCAGGGTGTCCTTGTCGCTGTTGCGGTAGCGGCCAAGGATGCACGACACATCGTTTCGGTGGTTGGTGTTCAGCACAATGTCGCTCTGCTGCATGACCTCTGTTGAGATGCAGCCCGGCTCCAGCACCTCGTACACCTCGCGGTAGTCGCTCCAGGGCGTGAGGTTGTTAGAGCGCACACCGAATACGATGGGCCGTCCGGCAATGCGTCGGCTGGCGGTCTGCCCTTCCTGTGGCTCGCGTACCTGCAAGCCGCAGTTCTGTGTAGGGATAAATCTTACTTGTTTGCTCATGTCAACTGAAATTATTCGTTACTTATCGGTCGTATTCGCGTGCGGGGTTTACTGCTCGGCGCACGTTGGGGTTTCGCTTGCGCTGGACTTCGCGCTCCAGGGCTTCGATTTCCTCTTTTGTCGGGTTCGATGTCATTGTCTGTCTGTTTTTAATTCTTTGCAAAGAATGTTTTTTCCGCCTGTGCCAATTTTCCATTGTCACGTGACAGTTTCGGGATTGTCACGTGACAGTTTGAAATTGTCACGTGACGATTATT